CTTCAAGAACTTTCTGGTGCCGAAGAGGAAGATTGCGAAAGTTGTAAAATTTGACGAAAGTGTAAAGACCTGTTATTATAAATAGTAATAGGTCTTTATTTTATCTTATGGAAGGTCGCATTTACAAAATAACCAATCAAGTTAATGGTAAGTTTTATGTTGGTAAAACTATGAAATCTTTACCAACAAGGTTTTATAATCATTGTTATGATGCTATTAATAGAAATTCTACATCTTATTTCCATAGAGCAATAAGAAAATACGGCAAGGAAAATTTTATTATTGAAGAAATTGAATTATGTGAAGATAATTTAGGAAACAGAGAAATATTTTGGATTTCTAAATTAAATCCTCATTATAATCAAACTCTTGGTGGTGATGGTGGTATGCTTGGATATTCTCATACAGAAAAAACGAGACAACTATTATCGTTAAAAAGAAAAGGTAAATTTCTTGGAGAAGAAAATCCATTCTATAATCAAACGCATACAAAAGAACAAAAAGAAAAATGGAGTAAAATGAGAAAAGGGCAACCATCTCCTTGTGGATTTGCTGGAAAATCTCATAAGGAGGAAAGTAAATCGAAAACTTCTCAAACACTTAAAAATAATCCAAATGTAAAAAGAACCAAAGTATTTCAGTATGATATTGAAGGAAACTTTTTAAGAGAGTTCCAATCTATTAGTGATGCTTCTAAATTTGTAGGAACAAATCCTTCCAACATTAAATATACCTGTGAAGGAAAATTTAACCATTGTAAAGGGTATAGATGGAGTTATGAAAAACTAAATACCTAAAAGCAAAGTAAGAAATGAAAACATTTCAAGAATTTATGTATATTGCAGAAAAATATTATGAACCTAATGAAAAACTTCCTTCTGGCAAAACTCCAATGCAAAAAGCAAGTAATAAAAAATTTAAAGATAAACAACGACAAGAAAGACAAAGTAATTTAACTCTAACTAAAGTTAGACACGGGGCAGATAATCCAAATCCAAATCCACATGTAAGTCGTAAAGATAAAAAGGAAGTAAAAGTAACATCTCATTCTAGTGGAATTGATGTTCACCATAAACCATCTGGAATTACATATAAAGTATATAAAACTCCAGAATCTCCTGCAAATAATATGAATACAATAGAATGGGGACATAATAAAACTCCAAAAACAAAAGGAGACAAAATTAAAATTGCAAGAGATGCGGAAAGAGTTTGGAATAGACATGTATCTCATCGCCTACCTCATAATACAGTAGCACATAATAGTCCTTTAAGTTCGGGATCAGATGATTTAGGAAATGAACATAGAAATCGTAGAGAAAGATTGTATTCTAAACGAGGTGGATTTGGACCAAAAGATTCTGAAGGCGATCAATTTGCAAAAGTAGGAAGAAATCCATCTCGCAAACAACAAGAAAAAGGTAAAAAAAGACTTTCGCCAATTGAACCGAAACATTTGCATCGTCATACTCAATATGATGAATAATAAATTCTAACTATTTGAACTTTTTAAATAAAACTATGCAAAAGGAAACAAACATGCAGTTTAAAATTTCTTCAACAGAAGAATCTACAAATATTAAGGGAATGACAGTTTTTAACACCGAAAAAGTTGATACCAAAAAGCAACCTATGTTTTTTGGAAAACCTCTTGGAGTTCAGAGATACGATTCATACAAATATCCTATATTCGATAAACTAACTACTCAGCAACTTGGATACTTCTGGAGACCCGAAGAGGTCTCCCTCCAGAAGGATCGTGGGGATTATCAAACACTTCGTCCAGAACAAAAGCATATCTATACTTCTAATCTGAAGTATCAGATTATGCTTGATTCTGTTCAGGGTCGTGGTCCTGGTATGGCATTTATTCCATATTGTTCACTTCCTGAATTGGAAGCGTGTATGGAAGTATGGGGATTTATGGAGATGATCCATAGTCGCTCATACACTTATATTATTAAAAACATCTATTCCGATCCTTCTGAGGTATTTGATACTATCATTGGCGATGAGCGTATTCTGGAACGTGCTAAGAGCGTTACAGAGTCATATGATGACTTTATTCAATCAGCACAGCAATATGGTGTATCTGACGCTTGGATGCACAATCTTGAAGGAGTTTCATACGCAAAGGAAACAATCAACGATGTTAAACGAAAACTGTACAGAGCAGTCGCCAACGTTAATATTCTTGAAGGTATTCGCTTCTACGTTAGTTTTGCTTGTAGTTTCGCCTTTGGTGAACTTAAGCTTATGGAAGGATCCGCTAAGATCATCTCTCTCATTGCCAGAGACGAAAACCAACACCTAGCACTTACTCAGAATATTCTGAATAAGTGGAGAGAGGGTGATGATCCAGAAATGCAAAAGATTATGAAGGAAGAAGAAGAGTGGACTTATAAAATGTTTGATCGTGCTGTAAATGAAGAAAAGAAATGGGCAGATTATCTGTTCAAAGATGGCAGCATGATTGGACTGAATGATAAACTTCTTCAGCAATACGTTGAATGGGTGGCAAATAGAAGACTTAAAGCAATTGGACTAAAACCCCAATACGATATTTCATCAAACAATAATCCACTTCCTTGGACTCAGCACTGGATCAATTCTAAATCAGTCCAAATCGCACCCCAGGAGACGGAAATTACCAGTTATTTGATTGGTGGTATTAAACAAGATATGAAAAAGGATGAGTTTTCTGGTTTTAAACTTTGATTTATTCAGCAAACTGAACTATAATATTATATAAATAGTTTTAGAGTTCAGTTTGTTAAAATGTATTATGTGTATGAATTAATAGACCCGAGAGTTAATCTTCCTTTCTATGTCGGAAAGGGGAAAGACAAACGGGTCTATTTTCATTTGTCTGAAAAATCAAGGGCAAAAAGTGAAAACAAGAGAAAATATAATAAGATACAAAAAATAAGAGAAGATGGATATGAACCGCAAATAAAAATAGTAAAATATTTTGAAAATGAGAATGATGCTTATGATTACGAGGAACTATTAATTGAAAAATATGGAAGAATAAGATATGATGAAACTGGAATATTAACAAATATTTGTGAAAGTTCCAGACCACCTAAGCACAAAGGAAAAACATATCAAGAAATATATGGAGATAAGTGGGAAGAACAAATCCAAAAAAGAATGAAAACAAAAGAAGAGAGTGGAAACTATGGTGGAGTGAGAAAACATACAGAAGAAACTAAAAAGAAAATAAGTCAAAAAGTCGCAGGGAAAAATAATCCAAACTATGGAAATCAACATAGTCAGGAAACTTTAAGTAAGATGAGCAAATCTTTAAAAGAAACTTATGAGAATGGTAGAAAAAATAATACAGCAAAAACATTTATTTTAACTTCTCCTGATGGTGAAAAGTTTGAAGTTTATGGAGAACTGAAAAAGTTTTGTAAGTTAAAAAATATTTCATATGCGACTATGAGTGCTGCTATTCTGTATGATAGAACTGGACCAAGAAAAAATGGTTGGAGTATCAAAGAACTTATAAATATCTAAAAAGTATTTGTAAGATGGACTCTAAAGACATTCGCAATCTTCAAGAAGCATATAGAGAAGTTTATGCTGAAGCAATTATGGTGAATATGAGTGAAGAGTGGAGAGATAGTATTATTGGTTGATTTTCTTTTATACCTATTATGACTCAAAAAATACTTTCGCAGGATTCCAATTATGATGAATGGTGCGAACAGGAAATCCTGAACGCATATAGAGTGGCAGCAGAGTGCGATGAGTTTATGTTTGGTGACTATGACTATTGTAAAGAATGGTTAGGTGCAAATAACTAATCACACATAGATAGAGGAGGTCACACTCCTCTTTTTTTATGCCTAAAAATCAACTGAATAAAGACGAATTGAAAGTTCGGGTTTTGAAACTAAAAGATAAACTTCATAAAGATCACATTAGACCTGAAATGGATATGAAAGGACTTGCCCATAAATATCTGAATGAAGTTCTTGACATAATAGATGAGTACAGATATTGACTATGAAAATCCTTGGATTTATAATGGAGTGCCTTTTACTTCCTCTAATATTCAAGATTATTTTGGTTTTGTTTATCTTATCCAGAATAATCTTACTGGCAAAAAATATATTGGAAGAAAATATCTTTGGCAGTTCCGTACTCCAAAGGGTAAAAAAAGAAAAGTAAAATCTGAATCTGATTGGAAAAACTATTATGGGTCTTGTCCGGAACTTAAAGAAGACATTGACAAATTGGGCAGAGAAAATTTTAGTCGAACTATCTTATCATTACATAAAACAAAGGGCAAAACAAACTTTGGAGAGACCAGTCAACTCTTCAAGAACGATGTCCTCACCGAATCTCTTGACAACGGAGAACCTGCATTCTACAATGGCAACATCCTTGGAAGGTTCTACCGAAAAGATTACTATGGCAACAACGACTGAAGATATCGTGGCGCATGTGAGAACTTGGTCTCTTGACCGTGCTGCAGATATGAGCGTAGATAAAGAGGATGCTCGTGCCATTCTTGCAGAATTCTATGAATGGATTGAACCTGAAGGCGATGAATTGGAAATTGTCTCTCTGGAACCAGAAGATTGACAAATCCTAAATAAAAACTTATAATGTTAAGATTCACAACAATGTGGATCTTTTTTATTATGAGACTTTGATTTTGATTTAGAGCCGTGGGCGCTGCCCCTGAGAAGGGGAACTTCTCCTTTGCCTATACGGATGTAGAGTTCAATTAATTTTAATGCTTTTTAAAACACTTTCAATTATTGCTATTGCCACTGCAGGACTAGCACCCCTTCAAGCAAAAGCAGCGAGCGGATGTTCCCTCGCATCACATTATGGAGTTGGTGATGGATAT